CTGTATGTTCGGTGTAATGCTATTACAAGTCCGAAGTATTTTTCTAGGAAGTATCAGCCTACTATAGATTTTATGGACGAACACGTAAGGAAGTATAACGATCTTCCTACGCTAGAACAAATCAAAGCAAAGACACAACATCAATTTGACGACATTTCTGGTAAAGTAACAGACGATCATAAAAAGTGGTTTATGGATGAATACGAAAAGTTTTGTCGACATAAGGCACTTGAAAACGCAATTTTACAAAGTGCTGATAAACTCGAAAAACACGAATACGGCGCAGTTGAACAATTAATCAAAGATGCAGTAGGTATTGGTCTTGCTAAGAACTTTGGTCTTAACTACTGGGATGATCCTGCTGGCCGTATTCAAAAGATTAAAGACAACAGAGGACAAAACAGCACAGGCTGGGCAAGTCTCGACAAAATTTTGTATGGTGGATTTAACCCTGGTGAACTAAACATCTTTGCAGGCGGCTCGGGATCTGGTAAATCGTTGTTTATGCAAAACATGGCGCTGAACTGGGCGTTACAGGGTAAGAACGTTGTCTACGTAAGTTTAGAACTTAGTGAAGAACTATGCTCTATGCGCCTTGACGCTATGCTTACAAATATGAGCACCGTCAACGTTATGCGTAATCCAGAGGACGTGGAACTTAAAGTTAAGATAGCATCTAAAAAAGCAGGCATATTACAGATTATTCAAATGCCCAACGGTGCTACTGTTAATGACATTAGAGCTTACATTAAAGAGTATCAGATACAAAAGCGTATCAAAGTTGATGCGTTGTTTGTCGACTATTTGGATCTTATGATGCCAGTTAGCGTAAAAGTAAATCCAAGCGATCAGTTTATTAAAGACAAGTATGTATCAGAAGAATTGCGTAACTTAGCAATTGAGTTACACATTTTGTTTGTCACAGCATCACAGCTAAACCGTAGTGCAGTAGACGAGATCGAGTTTGACCACAGTCATATTGCAGGCGGTATTTCTAAGATCAATACAGCAGATAACTTGATTGGTATTTTTAGCAGTCGTGCAATGAGAGAACGTGGTCGTGTTCAAATTCAGTTTATGAAAACACGTAGTAGCAGCGGTGTTGGCACTAAACTAGACTTAGGATACAATATGGAAACATTGCGTATTACCGACTTGGATGAAGATGAACAAGATAGTAACGAAAATCAAGTAACTAGTATCTATCAAAAACTAAAAACAAAAAGCTCTATTACACCCGGAGAGCAAGCTGCACAACCTGCAGCACCTGTGATGACGCATTCTAACGTCAATACAGATAAGCTAAAAAGTTTACTTAAACGAAGAGAGTAAGTGCTGAAGCAAAGATGTTGTTGACCTTATCTTTATCTATATATGATTCTGAACGACGAGCAGAGCCAACCGGAGTCAATAAGTATGAGCCTGTGTGTGCCAAATTGTAAGCCTATATTTTGCTCGCCTGTCATTGATGTTCTAGTTCTTATAAGCAATGAATCTGTTGTCCAGGTATCAGGTTGTCCGTAACTGCCATAAGTGCTGATCATCAATGCTTCAGCTAAAAATATTTACCAGCTAAACCGCTAAATAGTGTTATAATGAAGAAAAATACAAGATCCATTTTAGAAGAAATCAATGCAATGTCTCCTAAACGAGACAAGAAGCAAATTGTTGAATCTAATGCACAACAAGTTATTATTACTGCTATTAATCTAATAAAGTTGATTAATGAAAGTTTTGATCCAGAGGTTGCAGAAGATTTAAACAAGCGTTTACTTGCTAGTATTCGACTACAGGATCCTAAAAAGTTTAGTAGAGGAATAGCAAAAATTGAAGATAAAAGACATCCTAAGTGGGACAGCGAAGCGTAGGACTGGTAGAGGTCCACGTGTCAAGCGTCTACTTCAAAAAGAATTAGTAATCAAAGAAGGTGGCAATATCTTCGCCGATGCACAACCTTTTGCACATGAAATGATTCCTGACATTATTGCAACTGTTAATAAAGTCTTATCTCAAACCGGTGTAACTGCTATTCCGATTGGAAGCGGTGCAACACCAACCCCAGGTAAAATTAGTGGCGATTTAGATTTAATCGTCGATCAAGATACACTAGCCCGTGAATTCAAATTAGAAGATCCAAAATTAATAAGAAAAAAATTACGTCAAGTATTTGACCTTGCAGGATTGCAAACAGGTCAAAGCGGCGTTAGTGTACATGTTAGAGTGCCAATGGAAGATCACTCGCATCAAGTTGACATTATGGTTGTTCCTAATGCAGGTGATGTTTCTAAATTCCATACACATGCTATTCCGCAAGGCAGTCCTTTTAAAGGTGTTAACAAGCATATTGCAATGTCATATCTTGCAAAACAAAAAGGTCTCAAATGGAGCGGATTTAAAGGGCTGCTAAAACGTGATGATGATAGTATGGTATCAAAAGACATTGATGATGTTGCTAAAATTCTATTAGGCCCAACTGCAACCGCAAGAGATTTGGGCAGTGTAGAGGCTATAATGAACGCATTGCCAGATAAAGGCCAACAAATGCTAGCAGACCTAAGAGCAGATCCAAACTGGAAGGAACTTGCATGAGAGCGTCTGATTTTTTATTTGAAGCTGCTAAAGTCGGTCGTGAGTGGCAACACTTAGAAGACCTAGTATTTGTTGACGGAAGTCAAGGTGCGTTACAAGCTGCAAAAATATTGCAAGATATGGGAAGCGGATCCACTGCACTTAATATTAAATGGGATGGCCGTATCGCAGTTTATTGGGGACGTGAACCAGACGGTACGTTTGTTTTAGTTGGTAAAAATGGTTGGGGCAAAGACAAATATACTTCACCTGAAGAAATGCAAACCGCTATAACAACTGCAGGTAAAGGCGAAGACTGGAGACAAAAATTAGGTGCAGATATGGCACAAGTTTTTGCTATTATGGAACGTAATACACCGGCTAACTTTAAAGGTTATGCATTTGGTGATTTGTTATGGTATCCAGGCGAGCCATTTACTGCAACAAAAGAAGGTATTTCGTTTACTCCAAATAAAGTAACATATACTGTTAATACTCAAAGTGAGTTAGGAAAACGTGTTGCCCGTAGTAGTGTTGGAATCGCAGCACACTTATATTACAAAAATTTCGGCGATTCAGAAGGAGCACCGTTGACAGATGTTACTGCATTAAATTCTAACGATGCAGTTGTGCTAAACTCTAGAATCACATCATATCAAACAAAAATCGACACTAGTGCTGTGAATGAAATTGTTTCATTAGCAAAAGCACATGCTAATGAAATTGACGGGTTGTTAGCACCGCAGCCAGGATTAAGTGATATGAAAAACATCATATACACTTATGTTAACCAAATGAGCAGAGCTGGACGTTTAGGCGAGCTTGCAACCGGATTTACTGATTGGCTTAAAACAAGTAAAGTGAGCCCTCAGAAGCAAACTAAAATTCTTGCAATGCCTGAGAGCAAGTCTATTCCCTTGCTCTTTGATTTAGTATTAAAAGTGCAAAGTGTTAAGAATGATATTATTGACCAGTTAGATCAACAAACTGCAGACATAACTGCATCAACAGAAGGTCAGCCCGGCGGCGAAGGTTATGCAGCAAACATAGAAAAAGTTAAACTTGTTCCACGTCATCGGTGGACTCCAAGCTAAGGTAAATATTGTTATGGAACAAAAGTATACAGCAAAAGAATATGCACAAATGTCAGGCGGCCATGCAATTGAAGAAAGCAATTCTTCGTTGCAGCTAAGTTTAATCAATGATCTGAATGAAAGCAAGTTGTTTAGAACTCGTCAGCAAGCTGAAACAACAGATGCAAGAGATATGCTTGATTTTGCGTTCATTAACATGCTAACATTGCAACTTCTTTATAGCGATTATGCAACTGCACCGATAGCAAAAAATTATGCAGCAAAAACAATACAATATCAAGGATTTGGAAATTATCAACAAGCTGGCAGCGATTTATACATTGCGTTAAACAGCATTTTAAATAAAACCTTAGGCGGCGGTTCTCATGCTGAATTGCAGTTGAACAAAATAAATGTTCCTGTTTCAAAGATTAAAGATTATTTAATAAAACTAAGCACTGGTCAGTCTGTGCAAGGCACTGCGTCTTTTTTATATAATTTAGAAAAAGGACTTGATATACAAGATAGTAATTATAAAGATTTAAGACGACTAATTGTAAGTTGGAATAACATTGATAACATGCAAAAGAAAATAGTTGTTACTCGCTTATTGCAATTTTATCGGACTAAAGCAATCCGTAGTGAATTATATAATATCTTAAGTTCTTATGCAAAAGAGAAAAACCTAGAACTTAAAAATGTTCGCAATGCAGAAAAACCGAGCAAACTTGCAAAGGTTGCTGCAGTTAGTGCAGTTGCAATAGGTGGGTTTGCTGCAGGCCGTGCGTTGGGTAAAAGACTCGTAGGTTAATTTGATTCAACAATTTACTGCATACACGTTAGTTGATATTACAGAAACAAATGTTTTTAACAGTCGAACATCGGACACAACAAGTTATAATCAACAACAGAATTTAAACACACTAATACAGTTAATAGGTATGCGTAGTCAACCTATTAATATATATGTGACTGCATTATCAACACAAGATTTAGCTAATTTTAGCTTCGGAAAACAGTTTTCAGGACTACATAATGTATGGAAACTTAACTTTGCATCAGAGCATACGGATGTTTATAAACACAATGAAGATCCTGTGTATTTTTTAAAAGAGGATAGTGATGGTGCTGCATTTGTGTCTAAATTAGATGAAACTGTAAAGTTTAAACGCAGTACCTTTGAAACTAAAAATAAAAATAGTATAAACTTATACTTTTTAAATAGCTAATATCGTAATAAATATATTAATAAAATTAGGCACAACATTTTGGCACAACATCTAAGGCTCCTATAAGCAAGTTAGCAAGAAGCTAATGAAGAAGTAGGCAGTGAACCATGTCGGTAACACAATTAGAAAAAACTAATTTAGAAGCACATGTTGACCTATGCGCTGAAAGATACCGTGTCTTGGAAGAAAAAGTAAAAAATATCAGTGATCGTCTAGATAACATAGAAGACAAAGTCACTGAATTGCGTGAAGAAGGTATCAAAGCATTTGCACAAATGCGTGAAGACAACCTTAAACAAAACCAAACAACTAACAAAATATTACTAGGTGCGGCGGCAAGCGTTGTAGCTGGCATACTTACAACTATCGTCGTTATATTAATGAGCATGTAATTTTAATAAATAGTTGTATGGATTTAAATGATTTAACACCAAACCGCCCAATCGTAGAAGCACAGCTAGTCTGGGCTCGTAAAGGCAAGTCTGTGTCAAGAAAATATCGTTGCAGTGTTGGCCACAGAGAAGGCAGATTAGTTAGCAACCCAGGTCAATGCACACAACCGGTAGATTTGAAAAAACAAATTGTTCTACGTAGAACTAAAGCAAAAATGGGTGTAAGGTTACAAAAGAAAGCAAAGTTTACAAAACGATTTAATCCGGCAAGTATATCAGTCCGTAAACTTAATAAGGTGAAATAAAATGAAAGTTAGTGACATTGTTGAAGCATATGGATTAAATGATGAACCAGGGCGTGGCACATCTAACGCTACTGTAAGACAACAGCAATCAGGTGATCCAGCAAACCAGAACAAACGTATAAACAACGACAACAAAAATGCAAATGATGAAGCTAACATCAAAGCAGCACATGAATATCATAAAGAAAAGCGCAGACAATATGCGCCCACTGGTATTCCTAATAGATTACTAAATCCACAACCTGTCCAAGGACAGCAACAATGAAAACATTTGTAACAAAAGGCGGGTTCCATACCTGGATTAATAGTAGAGAAAGTAAGTTTCTCGAAGAACATTTTAACGGTAACGAGTTATTAGATAAAAAAGATTTAAACGAACGAGACGAATATATTGCACAAACACTTGTTAATAGAGGTGTATTGGATAAAGTTGTAGATCGAAAATCAGTTAACTATAAGTTAAATGTCAATAATCTAAACAGGGAATAATGAGAGATTTATTAAAAGAGCTAGATAATCTAAGTTACGCAATTGATAAACAATTGCGTAAAACTGTCGACGACTTAGCAAAAGAAGCCTTAAAGGATGTTGAACTTGCTATTGCAATGACCCAGACTGTTACTGAAAATAGTTTAGAAGTTCAAAATTATAGAATAGATATTGTAGAACACGAGTTCGCTGGACGTAAAAAGAAATTTTACAATATAATAGATACTGAAATTAATGAAACACTACAAACAGAATTAGGATTGTTTGAAACTGCGTTGGCAATGGTTAAATCATATATGTTAGGCAAGTCTAATACTATTCAAGAATTAGAAACCCACGATATGGAATATTGCAATGCATTATACGAAGTGTATATGCATAAAAACAAAAAATATGTATTAGAGGATATTAGTTTAGCTAAAATTGATAATGCAACTCGTAAGTTACAAGAAGCGAAACAAAAAATTATTAGAAAACTATAAATATACATAACAGAATCAGGGACCGCTATCATGTATTTAAATGACTTAAATTCAGCAAAACATAATGTTCAAAAGATTAATAGTGTTCTAGCTAACACATTTGGACATGACGTCAGCTTATCAGAAATGAGCACCGATGCATTGCATCGTATGCTAAGAACCACAAACGCAAAAATGGAAGCTATTAAAGAGAGCGACCTAAAGTATTGGGAAAACGCACAGTACAATAAATTGAACTTAATTGCACACTCATTGAAAACATATATCAATGAAGTTGCGCCAGCTAGAAAAGATGGAAAAGCTATGAAAAAGAAAACAATGGAAAGCAGAAGACTAATGGAACAGGACTTAGCACAAGCTGAAGTTCTCTTAGCAGCACAAGAATTAGTCGACAAGCTACAAAAAATGGTAGAAGACGTAGCTGCAATGCAAGTTCAGGAATTGATGCCAATCACTGACGCAATGAAAGAACAAATTGGTTTTGAAGTTGCAGACCAATATAATAGTGCAGCAGACTCTGCATTAGGTTCGTTGTTAGACCAACTAAAAGCAACTAAAGAATCACTTGAAAATGCAACACTTCAAGCACAAGGTAAACCAGTAAACGCTCCAGCACCAACTGACATGGGTCCAGCAGCGCCTGAAGATATGGGCATGGATGACATGGGTGATGACTTTGAAGGCGACGATGCTGCAGCCGGCGCAGACAACAGTGTTGGTCGTGAATTGAAAGCTGAAAGTGTGATGGACCGTATGGAAAAAGCTGCACTTAAAGAGCAAAGAGTTGTTAATGCTAAGAAAAAAGTGCTAGAAGCAGCAAGAGCAGCAGGTTATACAAGACCACAACTTGAAAAAATATTGAAGCAATTTAGATGAGATTTACAGATTTAGTCGAATCCACAGTTGAGCAGGGTGATATTGCTAATAATCTCGAGGAATTAATCACTCGAGCAAAAGCTCGTGGATACACTAAACTTAATACCCCATCTGTGCTATCTAAACTACAATCAATGGGTTATAGTGTAGATATGATTAGTTTAAAAGCCTTGTTAAAAAATATTAAAAGTGTTGGTGCAGCATCTGACACTGAAGTTACTTTAGACACAGCGGTTCCTGATTCTCCAAACGCTGATAAAGAAAAAGATAACGCAACGGTTAGTAATCTAGCTAACAAGCAAATTAAGAAAAGAATGTCATGACCTATAGTTTTAATAGTAAGCAAGCATTATCGGTAGCAAGAAACGATCTTGTAATATTTCGTGAAATTAATACACTCATGGAACAAATATTAACTGATTCGGGCAGCGGGTTATACGAAACTACAGTAAGTGACGGAACAACAATGACTGAATCAACACCAGACATTGTTGTTACTGGCACAGTTGCTAACCCTACTATTACTTCTGGTCAGACAATTATACTTGGTGGGACCACATTAGTACTTGGCACTACTGGGACTAGCTTAAAAGCAATAATTGCCGACATCAATGGTTACTTTCCAGACTTGGTAGCAACTGCAAATGCAGCTAACAGATTAGTCCTCACCAAAACTACTACTGCCGGTGCGTGGACATTTACAGTTGGTGCTGGCACTGCCAACACTGTACTTGGTTTAACTGCTACAACGCATACAGCTACAAATCCTGATAGTGTATCCTATTTTAGTGTATGGAATGGGGCAACAACTGATCGTGCAAAGACAGATCAAATGAGTCAAGTTATTGCACATTTTGAAAGTTTAGGTTATGGTATTGAACAGCGAACAAATACCACATCAACTAATACTTTCAAATGGGTAATTACTTATTGACAAATTTGTTACAATAATATATTGTCACAATATGTTAACAATAACCACACCATATCCATATCAAGAACTAAAGCGTAAATCTGTAAACGGAAAACGACTTTACGAAAATCCCTGGGGAGAACCTGTCCCTAGTGTTACAACTATTCTTGACAAAACAAAACCCAAAGAAAAACGAGAAGCACTTAACAATTGGAAACAACGTGTTGGTGAAGACGAAGCCCAGCGTATCGTAACAGAAGCAGCGAACACGGGGACCTACATGCACGCCATATTAGAGCATTGGGTCAAGAACGAAACTTATGCAGGCGAGGCAACAGTTCAGTCTAGGCTTATGGCTGATACTGTTATTAAAAATATACAACCACACATTTCAGAAGTTTGGGGCAGTGAAGTTAACCTTTGCTATCCTGGACTATATGCAGGGACCACTGACCTTGTTGGTATGTGGAAAGGTAAACCTGCTATAATGGATTTTAAACAAACCAATAAACCGAAAAAGCGTGATTGGATTGAAGATTATTTTATGCAAGCCGCAGCATACGGCATGGCACATAACGAACTATACAAAACAAATATAGAACATGCTGCAATTTTTATGTGTAGCAGAGACTGTGAATGGCAACTGTTTGAAGTAGAACCAGACGAGTTTAAATTTTGGGAAGAAAAATGGGCTAATCGAGTTGCCGAGTTTTATAAACTCAACTAAATATGTTATCGAGGGAATAGAAAATGGCAACCACACGTATTAGTAAAATGAAAGTAAAACAAGGCAATTTCGCAGATTTGCCTTTGTTAGATGCAGGTGAATTAGGTTATGCGAAAGATCAACGTAGACTGTTTATCGGCAATGATACAATTGCAGTAGGAACAGGCAACGCTTCTACAACAGCATTTGTTCTTCCAGTTGATTTTAGTAACCATAACGTAATTGGAGTTTATTTAAACGGAACAATTACAACTGCATATACTATATCTGGAACTACAATAACATTTAACACTGCACCGGGTTCGGGTGTTGCTATTACTGCAAAGTTTAACGGAGAACTTGATTTTCTCAACGATCTTATAATACCTAGTAGTATACAACTCGCAGCAAATGGATCTGCAGCAAACACCGGTTTTAGTTTTAACACAACGGTAGCAGATGCATGTATCATTGATTATACATTAAAAACAGCAAACGGACTTAGAGTGGGCCAATTGCGTATTGCAGTAAACACAACAGGTCCAACAGCCGCAATAGATGACAACTATACTGAAGTGGGCACCGTTGACATTGATTTCGGAACAAACGTTGCAACTGCAAATACACTAAGATTAACTTATACAGATAATGCCAACGCCGTAGCAAAATTCAAATATACATATCAACTTTGGAACAGCAATTAAGACATAGAGCCTGGTATGAATCTCCCAGCGTGAGACTACACCGTTGGAGAGAATTTAGACGTGGGCTAGACACAACAAATACACTTGATGTGTGTAAGACAGTAGTAGCATGGTGGGAATCTGCACCTTTGGTTAGTATAACAATTGATCCGGTCGATTGTCGTCAATGGCCTACGCCTTGGGAAATGTTACACCAGGGTGATTTTTGTGAAGATAGTTTAGCACTTGGTATGGCATATACCATATATTATGCTAATCAAGATATATCAAACGAGCTGATTTATGTAACATGTAATGGCAGAAGTTTCCAAAAACTTTGTGCTTTAATAGACAATAAACACCTGCTTAATTATGAGCGAGGGACGATAAGTAGTTTTCACGACAGCGAATGTTCGATATCTTATCGTATTTCCGTTAACGATATTATAAAAAATTTATAATTAAACCTTGCGTTATACTAACGCATGGGAAGCCTATTTTATTCTAAAAGGGAAAAGTATGTTATGAGCAATATACAAGTAATTAAAAGAAATGGTTCAAAAGAAATTTTAAACTTAGATAAACTACACAAAGTAGTATTCCACGCTTGCGAAGGTGTCACTGGAGTTAGTCCTAGTGAAGTCGAATTAAAAAGTGCTATTCAATTCTACAATGGAATTACAACTGACGAAATTCAAGAAACACTAATCAAAGCTGCAGCCGATTTAATTAGCGAAGAAACTCCAAATTATCAATCTGTTGCAGGAAGACTAATTGTATACCACCTACGTAAAATGGTATACGGATCATATGAACCATGTCATTTACTTGAACTTATTAAACGAAATGTTGCAGAAGGATTTTATGATTCTGAATTGCTCACTGCATACACTGAAAATGAATGGAATGAATTAAACAATTATGTAAAACATGAAAGAGACGAGTCACTAACTTATGTTAGTATGGAACAATGGCGTGGAAAATATCTTGTTCAAAACAGAGTTTCTAACGATATTAAAGAAACCCCACAAATGGCATACATGCTAATAGCTGCAACACTATTCAGCAATTACCCAAAAGAAACTCGTCTCCGTTGGGTAAAGGATTATTACGATGCTATTAGCTTGCATGACATTAGCTTGCCTACTCCTGTTATGGCTGGTGTTCGTACTCCGCAGCGACAGTTTTCAAGTTGTGTGCTTATTGAAACAGGCGATAGCTTAGACAGCATTAACGCAACCACTAGCAGTATTGTTAAGTATGTTTCGCAAAAAGCAGGTATTGGTATTGGCGCTGGCAGTATCCGTGCTATTGGTTCGCCTATCCGCAAAGGCGATGCGTATCATACTGGTGTGATTCCTTTCTATAAAATGTTCCAAGCAGCAACACGTTCCTGTAGCCAAGGCGGTGTGCGTAACGGCGCTGCAACACTTTATTATCCAATTTGGCATTACGAAGTGGAAGATTTGCTTGTTCTCAAAAACAACAAAGGCATTGAAGATAACCGTGTGCGTCATATGGACTATGGTGTGCAATTTAATAAACTTATGTATGAACGCTTAATTACTGGCGGGAATATTACACTGTTTAGCCCTGCAGATGTACCAGGTCTTTATGATGCATTTTTTGCTGACCAAGACACGTTTAAAGAACTATACGAAACCGCAGAGCGTAATACAAAGTTACGCAAGAAGGTAGTTAGCGCACTTGAACTGTTTAGCTCGTTTATGGGTGAACGTAAAGATACTGGTCGTATCTACCTAATGAATGTTGACCATGCAAATACACATGGATCATTTAAGCCAGAAGTCGCACCTATTAAACAAAGCAATCTCTGCACTGAAATTGATCTCCCAACAAAACCGTTGAATGATTTTAACGACGAAGAAGGCGAGATTGCACTTTGCACACTGTCTGCTATCAATTGGGGTAACATTAAAAAGCCATCAGATTTTGCAAAAGCATGTGAACTCGCTGTACGTGGTCTAGATGCATTGTTAAGCTATCAAAGTTATCCAGTCAAAGCTGCATACCGTGCTACAATGGGCAGACGTCCTCTTGGCGTTGGTATTATCAATCTTGCATATTGGATGGCTAAGAACGACATGACATACAGCAATCCAAACTTAGCAATGATTGATGAGTATGCAGAAGCATGGAGTTATTATTTGATTAAAGCTAGTGCAGATTTAGCAGCAGAGCAAGGCGCATGTCTTTGGAATGACGAAACCAAATACAGTGATGGTGTTCTTCCTATCGATACTTATAAACGTGATGTAGACGAACTAGTTGCACACCAAGAGCGTATGGATTGGGACGGTTTAAGAGAACAACTACGTAATACTGGTATTCGCAACTCTACATTAATGGCACTTATGCCAGCTGAAACATCTGCACAAATCAGTAATGCAACGAACGGCGTAGAACCACCACGTTCTCTTGTAAGTGTTAAACAAAGTAAGCACGGCGTATTAAAGCAAGTTGTTCCTGGTATTCATAAATTAAAGAACAAATATGAATTATTGTGGGATCAGGCATCACCAGAAGGTTACCTAAAGATTATGGCAGTATTGCAAAAATATATTGACCAAGGTATTAGTGTAAACACTTCGTACAATCCACAATTTTTTGAAGATGAAAAGATCCCGATGTCTGTTATGATTCAACATATGTTGATGTTCTATAAGTATGGCGGCAAGCAATTGTATTACTTTAATACATATGATGGCGCAGGTGAAATTGACATTGACAAATTTGCACAATCAAATATAGTGGTTGAAACAGAAAATGTAAACGGGTTCGCTGATGAAGCCGCTTGCGACAGTTGCACAATTTAAGGGAACACCATGGCATCAGTATTTGATATTAATAACAAAAGCAACCATACAACAGTAAAGGCTTTCCTCGATCCAAGCGGAGGGCCTACTATCCAACGCTACGATACAATGAAGTATCCTAGCTTTGATAAGTTCACTGATAAGCAACTTGGTTTCTTTTGGCGTCCAGAAGAAGTTGATGTTATGAAAGATGCTAAAGATTTTAAAGCACTAACAGAGCATGAACAACATATTTTTACTTCAAATCTAAAGCGTCAAATTCTACTAGATTCTGTACAAGGACGGGCACCAGCTGAAGCATTTGGCAGTATTGTCAGTTTGCCCGAACTTGAAAACTGGATTATTACCTGGACGTTTAGTGAGACAATTCACAGTCGTAGTTACACACATATTATCCGTAATATCTACAGCAATCCAAGTAAGATTTTTGACGGAATGCTAGATATTGAAGAAATTATTGATTGTGCAGAAGATATCAGCAAAAATTATGATGAACTGATCGAACTTGCCGGTTACTACAATCTTCTAGGAGAAGGCACTCACACTGTCAATGGCAATACAGTTGTTGTTGATCTCTATGAACTAAAAAAGAAACTATGGCTTGCACTAATGAGTGTTAACATTCTAGAAGGCGTTCGTTTCTATGTTAGCTTTGCATGTAGTTGGGCATTTGCTGAACTTAAAAAGATGGAAGGCAATGCTAAGATTATTAAGTTGATTGCTCGTGATGAAAACTTGCATCTCGGTAGCACACAGTTGCTATTGAAAACATTACGTAAAGATGATCCCGACTTTGAAACGATTGCAGTTGAAACAGAAGAAGCATGTATCGAAATGTTTGTTGATGCTGTTGAGCAAGAAAAAGCATGGGCAGATTATTTGTTCAAAGACGGGAGTATGCTAGGACTTAACAAGCAATTGCTATGCGAATATATTGAACATATTGCAGCAAAGCGTATGTCACATGTTTCACTTCCGAAAGTATATAGTCAAGCAACAAATCCACTTCCGTGGACACAAAAATGGATTGCAGGTGCAGAAGTTCAAGTAGCACCGCAAGAAACCGAAATTTCGTCATACACAATCGGCGCAGTTAAGCAAGATGTTAGTGGCGACACATTCAAAGGATTTTCATTATGATTACAGTTTACAGCAAAGCAGGATGTGGATATTGCGATCTTGCGAAGAATTACCTTACAAAAAATAATATTCAATTCGAAGAGATTAGAGTTGACTTAGATTCTACTCAGCGAGAGTGGATCATAGCACAAGGGCATAAAACTGTCCCGCAAATTTACTATAAAGGAAAAGTTTTAGTTGAAGGTGGCGGTATGCCATTGAGCAAAATGGATCCGACTGAAGTAAAACAATTAATGGAAAATATCGATGCTCAACCTTAAACCATCACACGTTGCAAATGATGTAGTTACACTTAAATTAGTTACCGGCGAAGAAATCATCGGAAAACTAATTGAGGATAAGTCAGATGCACTAAAAATTACACGACCTTTGGTTTTTACAGTTAACCCGCAAAACGGGCAAGCCATGCTTATTCCATGGTTAATGAGTGTAGATCCGAAAGATACAACACCTATTGACGTTTATAAAAACAACGTTGTTATGGTTACTAAAACAGTCAAGCAAATATCAGACAACTATCTACAAGCAACATCTGGTATTGTTGCAGCACCTGCCGGTCTTGTCTTGTAATAAATATATGCATGGGATTCGTGCATAGAGACAAAGATTCTAGAAGTTGTGGCGCACAAACTATTGCAACAGGTCTTAACGTTAGAGTAAACGGTAGAACTGTTGCAGTAGATGGCGACAAAAACACACACGGCGGCGGCGGGCTAATCACATCTAATCCTAAGATACGCATAGGCGGCAAATCAATTATTGTTTTAAATGATGGTGCATCGCCTGATCGTTTGTGCCCTCCGTTAGGAGGTTCTCACTGCAATCCCAAAGCATCAACCGCAAGCGGTAATGTAAGAGCAGGTGGGTAATAATGACTACATACGGTGATTTCAAGGCAGGTTTGCAAAATGCAAACGATTATTTAGATGCGACTCAATACTTCGGCAGCGGTACCGGCATTGATGCAGGTCCATTAAAAATGATTGCATCGGCTGAATACAGTTTTACACTAAGAGAACTCATATGTGGTTTACTAAGTGGCAGTGGTTTCAAACTTCCTAACTTACAAATTTGTATGTATGCAAATATACAAGAATTGTTAGGATTGCCAAATTTACAAGCTGCATTATATGCTGCATTAGATAAACTTGCAGGCGCATTACAATCATTTATGGATCATACTAAAATAGATGATATTTTAGGAAGATTGAATGCTATTATTGCAGAAGCACAAAACGTTGCAGCAATGATTAACTTTTGTGCATCACCTGTTAATCCGATTGCTATTCCAAATATTATTGCAAATGCATTTGGTAGTTTTTTAGGTGCAGGAAAATCCATAATTGATCAAATAGGTAGTATTGTTCCTGGACAAGTTTGTGCATGTTTAGGCACTGGCGGTTTCAATTCAAGTGTTTTTAATGGTGGTATATTAGGAACCATTGCAAACAATTTTTCTGCAGTTAGTGCAGGAACGCTTGGACAAAGTGTTATAGACAGTATCACAAATGACGTTAACACTGTTGCTAATGCAATATCAAGCATTATCAGCTTCGAGAACAACATACTAGGTTCATACGATACTGGCGGCAGCAACTTTACATCCGGTGGGTGTAACACAGAAGTTGGTGTGATGTATAATTCAGGTAGTGGTAGTAATGGGACAGGCAGCGGCGGCTCGATTACCTCAACAGCAAGTGTTGTTTCTTCTCTAAAGAGTATATACGACAACTTAGCATCATACCCTGTAACTTACCAGTACAACTATAATCCTGCTACAGGTGGGCCGTTATTTTCAAATACACAAACTGCAGTCGGACAACCAATAACTTATCCTAATATATTTCATTTACTAGTAGAACCAGAAATACTCGATATATTAGATAAGGATGATGATCCTAACCCTAATGTTTCGCAACAAGTGCCGATATATGATTATTGCGGAACTATAACCGGTTACCGTACAGTATATTCACAGAAACAAACAGAGAAGAGTGCCGGTGTTACTCCGATTGAATCAACTAATCCTGGGTTCAACGGTGGGGACATTGTAACATCAACACCATTAACTGCAACAAGTGCAGTTATACAAACAGACAGTGTTGTAGGCAGCGATCCATATACAAAATATTCTATTAAAACAGTAGGTGCTACTCCAGTTATTGTAAAGTTTGATGAGGTAGAATTAGCACCAGCACTTAATAAGATATGGTCTTACACACTCGAAGCAGTTGGGTCAAATAATACTCGTTCTGAATTACAAAAAGTAAAAATCGAAGGTATTGTCCAAAACAATAGCGGCGGGTATGTATTACCTGTAACTCCTACTAAAACATATACATTCCCTACTGCAAACGGGTGGGATATAAACACAGTAATCGATAGCGGACAGTTTAAAATTTATGCAAACGGTTCGTCGACTGCAGATGTTACATGGTCAATAAAGTTTTCGTATATTGAATTATAATAAATACTGTAACCAAAAATTATTGGTTGACAAGTAAGTCATCTTGCCATAATATCTTATTAC